ATCTTTCTCTAAGTGATCCTCTAATGTTGTTGTGAAAAGCATTGCCCTGTATGCGCCTTCTCCTGTGTCTGGGTTCTCATAGAATTCAATCGAGCCAGCCAGCTCATAACCCATTGATTCAAAATCAGGCGTCAGTTCAACTTCAAAATCTAAATCTTTTTCTTCGTTGCTCATAGGTACTTGTCCTTCAGATAGTTAAGGCTGAGCGGCATACCGCAGTAGAAACCGTCCCTGACCTCGTTTTTCATCATCACACCATCAAACCTAGCATTGCCTTGAGGGCCAAGATAGTCCTCGTCATGCTCATAGCATGTGCCCCAGACCAAGCCTAGTTTAGCCCGCCCAAGCGCATCGTGGATCATGCCGTGTTGATACACCTGCTGGTGCCCTTGACTAAAGCTCTGTCCTACCTTCTGCAATCGGTTCTCAATGTTGCCAGACAAAGGGTTCTTAGTAAGAGATAATGGGTTCACAAAGTAGTGGCTATACAAAATGCCATCAATCTCTACAATGTCTAGAAAGTTGTGGACTTCCCACCCGTACTCTTTAAGCTGTAGGTCGTGGTAGCCTACTGTCCCCTCTAGCCGTGGGTCTTTGTGAACAGCCCTGCTGATCCTGTTCTCGTGGTTACCAAGGCAAAACACAAGTCGCGGGCTGTACCGCTTTTTCTTGTTAATCGTCCTGCGCTTTTGGTAAGACATCAGCGGCCCAAGCAACTCATCCATTCCATCTAGACCAGCCTGAACATCGTCAGCGTAGGTCTTGTCATGAAAGTAAGCAGAACTGCGGTCCTCGTAGGACGACAAGCTCGCCATGTCCCAATGGTCACCAATGTGTACAACCACATCAGGTTGCATGTCTACAATCAAGTTACCGATTGCCCGAAGGTACGTCTTGTCAGTCTCTGGCTTACAGTGTACGTCCGGGATGAATAAGTGTTTTCTAGTCGATCCACTCACTGGGTATCACCTCGCCTATGGCATAATCAAAACCGTTTTTCTCGCACCACTCTGAATACCGCATCTTGTGGTTTTTGGTGCACCAGCCATCTCGCTGAAAAAGAAACCTGATGTCTATGTCAGGGTTACACTTCTTAACAGCGATCATCTTCGTGCGCATCTCACCAGTAAACTTGCCCTTGATCTCTACGTGGATGCCGTTGTCCAAGACAATATCGGGTGTGTACTGGTGACACTTTAACATCACTTTGCTGCCGCACTCTGGGCAGAATCCTTGTTTTACCTCCTTTGTGTAATCTAACTTGTACGGTTCGTAACTAAATTTGATACGACGATTTCTTAAATTATTACAAACTCTTTTTTCTAACCCGCTTCTGTATCTAGGTTCTTTATTAGGTCTCGACATCGTCGTCGTCCCACATATCAGCTAGAACATCAATGGTCGTAGCCCTTTCGTATAAAGCTGTCTCAATCTCTTCTTTAAGGTCTTCTAAAAGTTTAGTCTCAATATCGTCGTCGTCTTCGTAACTAGCAATGATTTCTTCTAGGATGTCTAGGATAGTTCGTGTCATTCTGGCGGCCTCCAGCCCTCATCATCGTCACCTCTCATCAAGTACAATAGCTTACAAGTTGTGTGAAAAAGCTCTGTAATCTCTTCCTCTTCGTACCCCTCCTTTTCTAAGTTGACCTGCCACTGTTTGTGGGCAGCGTTGTAATATTCCTTGTCAGTCTTGCAAGAATTAAGGATGGAATCTGCTCGCTTGTCTCCGATACGGTGCAGCCCTCTTATGTTGTCAGCCGTATCTCCTGTCAGGGTCTGACACCAGAAGTTGTGCCTAGCCTCGTCTTCGCTTACCTTGTAGTGCTTTCCTTCTTTGTTGTGCGTAGGCCAGCGGTAATGCCACCCGGGTACTGTATCCAGATCCTTGTCAATAGAACACAACACTACATGCTCAGACCAATCACCATGTTCCCAGTGCATCCAGCCAGCAGCGGACAACTCATCGTCGGCTTCCCATCCTTCTCTGCTGATCTTAGCACCCCAGTAATCAATCAACCTGTCTCTGATTGTCTGGTAGTGAAAAGGTTTCTCGAAGTTCTTGCGGTTAGCCTTATAGTCCTCGCTGATCCCGTATCGAAAGTTAAGTTTTAGGTCAGGCACAGTAAGCCAGACTTCAAGTTCCTCAACTGAGCCAAACTGTTCAATAATGTTTTCTATCATTGCATCACAGTTAGCGATGGCATCGCTCTCTCCTCTGGGAAAAGCCTCTACGGTGTCTCCTGCATGGATTGCCGCTTCTTTGGCGTCTCCCTTAAGGCTGTAAGTGCCATATAGCCTGCCGTCTTCATCAAAGATAGCCCAGTCTTGGGACGCGAAGGCAGCAGCATAGACAATAGAGTCAGCGTCGATTATCAAAGTAGTCATCTATCTCCCTCATAAAGTCTTGTTTCTCTGCCTTACGCGACGGCCCTTTGTGCTTACCGCCTTTCTTGAGCCATCGCTCGTCGTCCCTCATCCAGTCTGGTTGTCTGCGCTTTGTCTTACCCATAACCTTTCTAGTATTGGCGCCCCGGGCAGGACTCGAACCTGCAACCCTCGGCTTAGAAGGCCGATGCTCTATCCGGTTGAGCTACCGGGGCTGTTACACATCAGAACGGGATATCGTCTGAAAACGGCTCCCCGTCATCCTCAGCAGCAGCTTGCTGCAACTCTTGCTCCTGATCTTTCTGGCGCATCTCGTCTTCTGTCATACCATACTCTGCATATGGAACAAAGTACTTGTCTGCAATCTCAACAACCTTTTGAGCAGCATCCTCTAGGTCAGACTTGCTAGTAAGAGTCGATGCCACAATGTTAGCAGCGTAGCCCATGGCGCTCTGGCGCATGATCGCTTTCTGCCTGTCGTCGTTGTTGTTTTCTACTCGGAACCCCCCAGAAGAAGCAGGGCGACCACCACCCCCAGAAGAGCCATTGCTATTAGATCCAGAACCACTATTACCAACCTCTTTTACAGTAATGTCGGATGCCTTGATGTTGTTGTAGGTGCGGCCATTACGCTCGACAGTCTCACAAACCGCCTCAATAACATCACCTTCTGACAACTGGTGCCAGTTGCCGTTCAACTTCACGTTAGCAACCGGCTTTTTCTTTTTGCCAAGACCGTACCACTGGCCATCGACATTGATGTTGACAGCGTACTGGTTACCATAGCGATCCTCTTCACCAAAGTCTTTGGTAAAAACCTTGTCAATCTTTCCTTGAATAATCTGCTTGCTCATCTGTTCACCTCTAGTGAGTTTCTTCCCATGTATCGCCTACCTTGACCTCGCCTGCTAGCGGGCAACGTAGGTTAAGAAACTGTGTAGCCTCAGCGAATGCCTCATCTACACTACTATTGTAACCTGATATGTCGTGCTTTGCAACCTCTGCTTGCACCTCATCGTGTATATTGCCTACGAATGTGACATCTAGCCCTCTCTGTTTGATCTTCTTGTCAAGAATACACAAGACCACCTTCATTGCAATGCCGCCACCTGACTGGAACAGGTAGTTAAGGGCCTTGTGTTTCATCAATTTACCATCGCTGTCTCGGCGCATCCACACCTTGCGACCGTCAAGACCGATCAGGTACCCACGGCTGGCGGCTTTTTCTACTTTCGGTTTCAATGTAGAGATGCCCGGAAAAACGCTTTCGACCGCCTGAATGATCTGCTCTCCGTCTGCTTGATCCAGATTAAGGATTGACGCAACCTTGCGAGGACTAGCGCCGTAGACAGTAGAGTAGACACAAGACTTTGCCTCATCTCGTGTTTCCACGCCGCATGGCCGACAAGCATCCAGAACTCTCGTGTGTGGATCAGTGCCTTGGGATTTATCACCGTTGATGAGCGCATCAGTGAATGCCTCGCTGTTAATGTAATGCGCTGCAATACGCAACTCCAATCCTTCTGCGTCGAATCCGACAAGTTTATAGTCACCGCCCCTGTGCGTGAACAAGCTCCGCATCTCTTTGCCAAAAAACACGTCATCTGATGCCTTCGGGACATTGGCCACGACCTTGTGGGTCATCCTGCCAGTGTTAGTACCGTTAGGATTAGCGCCAGCAGGGACACGACCATCTGATCGCAGTGCCTCCAGCCATCCCTTAATCTGATTACTGCGGTGTACACATTTGGTATATTTGGACAGCTTGCTGCCCAATCCGTCGATCACCTTGTCAAGGTTAGGGCATGGCTCACCATCTGGTTTGATCTGCGGGACACCTGTGGCCGTGTATGCAGTAGGCTGCCATCCAAGCTGAACAAGCCGCTCTGCAACCTTGGCGTGCTGGGTCAACTCCAATTCGTGCCACTCGATGCGACCAAACGGCCCACCTACATCACCGTAGTCTTCTGCCATCTTGGTTAGACCACCATCCTTCTTGAACGGTTTATCTACTACGCTCTTGGCAACGTAGTAGTGCCCAAGCAGACTTTTGATGTCTTGGTAGATAGCATCAGCCTGCGAATCTAGCTGCTCGACGTACTGCCTTGCCAGATCAGCACGAAAGGGCCAACCATCACGCTCCTGTTGCGCGATGATCTCAGCCACTTTATGCTCTATCCGCATCGGTGTACGCCAATCGACTTTCACCCCTGCATCTCCTTTAGCAGTGCCTTGTATACTTCTGTCGTTACCTCAACGTCTTGGGCACAGTATGCCATCATATCCTCGTTGAAGCCATCCCAAGCCCCGTCCTGCTCACCGTACTCGCCTTTGTAGATGCCAAGACGATAGCCCCACGCCTTCAAGCTGTGCGGGCCTACACGCTGTGGCAAGCCTTCAGGGCGCTCACGGTCAGGGTTC